TCTTGGGGTTGCCTGCGTCGCCGACCGCCATCTGTAGAATGGCTTGCGACTGGGCAAATCGTTGTGCCTCTGAGAAGATAGTCGGATCGGAAACTGGAATAATGTCAAGCGTACCTACAAAGTCCTCGCGACTAATATTTAGGTCTTCGAGCTCTTCTACATTTGCAGTGTCGTCAAGATATGCTGCGTTTAGACGGTGCACAATGGCAAGGGCGCGTTTTTGCGACTCATGTAGACGCGCGTGGATAGCCGAATACGTGTTGCTGCCCTGTTCAATAAGCGCCATCGTGGTACCGACCGGTGTACGATCCCCGATCTGGCCAATCTTCTCTTCAGCGGTTGCAACGACGCCCTTGGCTAGGCCATACAAGTCCTGCATCAGTTGATGAAGAACAGGGGATGGCGGATTGAACGGCATTGGCATGGCAATCTTGCGAATGTCATCAATACCTGCCGGCGCCTCAATGTCGGTAACCCCAGTAATGTCTACTTGCGTATTTTGCCCAACAACTCGACCGCTCTTCAATTTGAGCATGGAGGCCGCGTTGTTAATATGCGCAGAGTCTAGAAGCGCGCGAAGAGAGCCCGTAAGAGCAGCACTGAGACCGCCGATGAGGTGAGGAAGACCAATAGCGTAAGCACCCCGCCAAGGGATAAACTTCCACTCAACGATCCACTCAAGTTTTTCCAGAGTCGGATCGTTCTCATCCCAGTTGCGGTAGACGGAGAGTACTTTCTCCGTGTCCTCATCAATCGTAATAATGTAAGGCGCATACTCACCTCCGGACACTGAGTCTTCTTCGAACTCCTGCCAACAATAGATTTCTAGTACCGCGCGAAGGCCATCCTCATTGTAACCATCTTCCTCGCGACCCTCAATCTTGTCGTTTGCCTTTGCAGAAGCTGATTCTTCAGGATATTGCCCAAGATCACTGACAAATACGTCACGGTATAGACCTGATTTGACACGATTATTGAACGTTGCACGGCTAATTAGCTGCCGATGCGTGGCACGTGGCGATGTGTAGAAGTTTGTTGCAGAGAACGGAAGAAAAATCTCGTCAACTGGCACAAACTCACAGCAAACGCGCTTCTTTTTGTCATCGCGCCAAAATTTCTGATACTGACTACCGCCCATTGGGAGCTGCGTGAGTAGCTGTTCCAGCTCATCCCGATACTCTTTGATCTGCGTGGTCAGCTGCCAGTTCATGAACCGCGTTTTGCGGTTAGCTTTCTCTAGCTTCCGTGGCGTGATATCACCGTTGACCCACGGCTTTACAGGGCCGGCAGCGGGGAAGAGCTCCTTGATTGCGCGTGAAGAAAAATCCACACAGGCTTCGGCCAGCACTGGATGCACTACACGAGAAGCGCCGTCAAACTCAGCACCGCCTGGTGCGTCGTCGCCTAGGCCCGTGCGTCGAAGGCCCTCTTCGTACTGCTTATCGCGCTTCTCACGGCTTTTCTTGTCCTTCTCAATTAAATCTACAAGCTCGCTTGAGAGATAGTTAAGAGTTGCATCAGAAAAACGTTCGGCAAGGTTCTCTAGAAAGTCGCCTTCATTCTCTTCAAACTCGCCTTCGAGCGGGATTTCGACGGAACCGTCTTCGTTCTCGATGAACTCTTCAGTAATCTCACCAATCTCGAGGGGGTTCAGTTCAGCGTCCACAATAAATCCTCAATAGTTTAGATTGTATTATACGTTAAAAACATTCCGGGGTAAGCGAATTCGTCATCCGGCTCCGTCTTTACCTGCGTTTTTTGAGTTACCAGCCAGCCATTTTAGTGTCCCAATTGGTTATACATTCTTACGAAATTATGTTATAATAAATTTGTGTGTTAAATAAACGGAGTTAATCATGTGGTATCTTAATCCTTGGCGCTTATTCACGTTAGCCTGCGGTATTGCCATTCTTTACTACGGCGCAATGACCGAGGGGGCTCCAGACTGGGATGTTCCGGTTTCTTTCCTGATGGCGATAACCACCTATGCACTAATGCCTTTCTTTGACCGCGCTCTAAATCAGCGGCGATGGATTGAAGCCGCAGCGATAGCGATTGTTTGTGTCGACACAACGTACAGTCTGTACTGGGACTGGATGGAAAATTGCGCAGCATCTCAAATGGCGAATGATCCGGCATCTTTGTCCCTGTTCCTTATGTGCTGGCTCGTGTGGTCAGTCTTGCCTACGTTTATCAAAGAGCGCCGCTAAGCCTTCACCAACACCGCGATACGCCTCTGAAACCTGTTCTACACTGGCAGGCGTGCGCGAACGAACGAGACCTAGTTTTTTAGCAGTGTAGTACCCCGGAATTGCGGCTAGTAGGGACGGCACTGCAACTAGCGGGTTTTCTTGTGTCCACTCTCGTGCAAATGCGCGGTGCTCGGCAGGCGCTACGCTTTGGTCGCCCTGGCCACGACGCGCGTAGAGCTCAGCGTGCGATGGCCGACTTGCTTGCACCAGGCCACCCTCAGCTTTGCGTTGATAACGTGGAATACCGTCCTCGGTATCTTTCACCCAACCACGCGGAATCTGGCGATCGTAGAAGTCCTCGGCATGCGGCGTGGAGTAGAGGTACACCGGCTGCTCAGGCCATTGCTTCTTGGCTTGTTGATACGCATCTTCAAGCGCTTGGTGCCCAAGACCCTTTTCAAAAGACACAAGATAAGGTAGGTACGTGCCCTCTTTGCGTGGCGCAAGCTGATACGCGGCCGAAGCGCTCAGCCCCGGGCCCTGCGTAAACATATGTGTCTGCGCAGTAGGATCCTCCTCAATATTGCGCAGCAGCTCATTAGCAATCGTCTTTTGATCTTGCGAGCCCGCGCCTCGCGGCTTTACGTACTTGTAGAACAGATCACGCATATCGTCCAATGAGGCTTGCTCGCTAGTTAGCCGGCGCATCAATTTAAGTAGTGGTCCCACTCCGCCCGCTTCAGCGTCTGGTGAATAGCTGGCACCTGCAAGCGCTAAGCCACCGAGCTTTGCCAATTTACCACCTGGCCCCGTCATTGCCATCAGCCCGACATCTGTCAAGTCTTGTGGTAAGATTGCGCCCATTACATTGCGAAAACCTTCGGCTTGGTCTTCATTCAGAAACTTTGGTAGCTCTTCGCGTATTACATTCCAGGCGCCCATTATTTATGCTCCATAAGGATTACTGCGTTTCTTTGTATCGTCGGCATACTCGGCTTCGTCCTCTTCCTCGTAAGCGCTGGAAGCTATCCACCCGGCATCTTTGAGGTAAATGAGCGCTTGCGTCAACGTGTCTACTGTATCGTCATGCGCGCCATTCGGAAACACGTCCATTTCCTTAAGGAGCGGCTGCGCCCAACTGACAAATTGGCCTGGATTTTTGCTCGACTCCGGAATATACACAATCTCAGCGTCAATTAGCGGCGCCACGGCGTGCGCTCGGACCATTTTGTCAGCGCGACCGGGGTTATAGGCCCGCGCTGGGATGTTAGCTTGCCGTAAATCTTGCAGAATAGACTGGCCTGAAGCCTTTTGCTCTACAAGAATAGTATCTGCGCGCCGAGCACTTTCTCCATAGCACGACTTCCATTCATCAATTACCCGTTTTTTAAGCGCCGGGTACGCCATGCGCTCATTTACAAGATCAAGTAGTATAGCGATCTGCCGACCCTCGTGGCGCGCAGTGCCCCATACCGTCATTGCGGAGGGGTCTCCTGTCGTCTTTTCTGTAAACGCGGTGTCCCACGACTGCACTACAAAGTCAAACATAGGCAGCTCTTTGCCTGCAGGCCACTTCTTAATGTGGCTTACCTTCAAAATACCCCCGCCACTCGGCGCTGGGCGCTGGGCCAGCTGGCCAGCAGATCCGTAATCGCCAAGCGCAGCCTCAAGCTGCTTTACAACCTTCTCCGGGAAGAGCTCTGGCCAAAGCAATGCCCCCTCAACGCTGCGCGGGTCGGTTAACTTCAAAATTTTAGTAGGCTTAGCCCGGGCTGCTTCGTACCTCATTGGTAGCATTAGGTGCTCATACTGCTCCGGCATTCTTTCTAAGATTTCACCACAAACATCCCTTTCGTGTAGTCGCTGGGCTACTACTACTGTTTGTGCTTGGCGCGAGGCGCCTCGTGTGGCTAGCGTGCCAAAAAACCAATCTGTTGCGCGTTTGCGCTCTGCATCTGACGCAGCTTGTTGTGCATTAAGCGCATCGTCAACAATTTTATAAGACGGGTGTAAACCCGTACCACGGCCGCCTACTGACGTTGCTAGCCGCCAGCCTGTTGCTGTATTTGCATAATGCGTCTTCTGATCTTGGCCCTTGGCAATCTGAATACTAGGCCAATTATTTTGAAACCACTCAGACACAATAATGTCGCGCGCTTTCATGGCGTCTCTAGTGGAAAGGTCCTCGCCATAGGACGCAGAGAGTACACGGGCCTGAGGATCACCGATCCAGAGCCAAGCTGGCCACATTACAGACACTAATATGGATTTCATGCACCCTGGCGGGACATTAATGAGCAGGTTCTCAATTTCCCTGTGCGTCACAGCCTCAAGCGCATCACATATATGCTCTACGTGCCAATTTGAACTAAACTTATTACCTGGCTCGATAATTTCAAAAGCCTGGCGCGTGAAATGAAAAAGACTGACCTCGGCCAATCGCTTTTCCTTTTCACGTTTTAGTGCATCAAGTAGAATATGCGGGCTTATGCTCCCCACTGTTATTTACCCTCGTTCGCTTTGTCGAGCAGCGCAATCAATTGGTCAAGCTCCTGCGAGCTGAGGTTCTTGAGCGCCGCGTTGTCGACCTTAATTGCCTCACCACCTTGACCACTGACCTCCAACTTACTCGGCATTTTTGCCATGGTGTACTCAAGCAGCGCCTTGCTCGCAGCAATTCGGTCCTTAGGGGCACAGAACGGGTTCA